GCAAGAGGCACTACAGCAGTTGCAGATGGAGATGGCTTACTTGTAAATGATGGTGGCACAATGAGAATGACTAATGTTACAACATTAAAAACATATTTTACAAGTGGTGTATCTTCAGCAGCAGATGATTTAACAGCTGGTGATTCAGCGGTTAATCTTACAACTACATCAGGTAATATTACAATTGATGCAGCAGCAAATGACTCTGATATTATATTTAAAGGAACAGATAATAGTTCAGATATTACTATGCTTACACTTGATGGTAGTGAAGCAGGAGCCGCTACATTTAATAACAAAGTTGTAGCAACTGAATTAGATATTTCAGGCGATATGGATATTGATGGCACATCAAATTTAGACGCTGTTGATATTGATGGTGCTGTGCAATTAGATGCAACACTTACAGTTGGAGCAGATGATCAAGGATATGATGTAAAATTATTTGGAGATACAGCAAGTGCATATATGCTATGGGATACTTCAGCTGATGATTTAATATTAGGTGGAGCAGCAGGTCTTATCGTACCAGATGGTCAATTTACATTAGGTAGCACAGCAGTTACTTCAACTGCAGCAGAACTTAACTTACTTGACGGAGTATCAGGATTAGTACAAGCAGATTTAACAAAATTAGCAGCTGTTGATTCAACAGCAGCAGAGCTAAATATAGTAGATGGTGGCACATCAGCCACAAGCACAACTTTAGTTGACGCAGATAGAGTTGTTGTTAACGATAATGGAACAATGGTCCAAGTTGCAATGACTGATGTTAAAACATACATTGGTGGTGGTACTTCTTGGCAAGCAGTTAAAACATCAAATTTTACAGCAGCAGCAGGACAAGGGGTATTTTGTAATACAACTTCTTCTGCATTTACAATTACACTTCCAGCAGGAACTATTGGTGATGAAGTATCTATTGTAGATTACGCTGGAACTTTTGACTCAAACGCATTAACAGTGGCAGCTAATGGTTCAGAAAAAATATTTGGATCTACAGATGATTTAACAGTATCAACGGAAAGAGCAGCCTTTACTTTAGTATTTACTGATTCAACACAAGGTTGGCTATTCAAGAATGATTAATAGGAGAATAGTATGTCAACTTATAGACAAGTAAAAGGTTATAGTATTAAAAAAGTAGAAAGTGATCCTTCTAACACTAAAGAAGGTCAAATTTGGTATAATGATATAACTAAACAACTTAAAGTTACACCCCTTGTTCAATCATGGTCTAGTGGTGGTAATTTAAATACAGGTAGAACTGGGCTAGCTGGGGCTGGATCTCAAACAGCAGCGTTAGCTTTTGGAGGAACAGTAGCAACACCAAGCACACCTCAAAACCCATATAAAAATGAATCTGAAGAATATAATGGCTCTTCTTGGACAGAAGGAAATAATTTAAATCAAGCTAGATCAGGTATTGGTGGAGGAGGAACACAAACTGCAGCTTATGGTTTTGGAGGTTTACCTGGATCTGGTCAAAGTGCTACAGCTAATTCAGAAGAATATAATGGGACATCTTGGTCAGAAGGAAATAATTTAAATACTGCAAGTTATCAAGTGGTTGGAGGTGGACCTCAAACTGCTGGGATGGCTATTGGTGGAGCAACTTATACTACTCCACCATCAAGTTTTGCAGTTACTGATAGATTTGAATATTATGATGGTACATCGTGGAGTGAGCAAAATGATTTAAACACTGGAAGATATCTTTCTGCAGGTTGTGGACTTCAAACTGCAGCTTTATATGTTGGAGGAAATGATGGTACTGGTACAACTGCAATTGTAGAAGAATGGAATGGAACTTCTTGGAGTGAAGTAAATAATTTACCAACAGCCACTCAACAACAAACTATGAGTGGAACTCAAACAGCTGCTTTAGGTGCAGCGGGATCAGACGGCAGTGTTACTACCGCAGCTTTTTTTTACGATGGAACTAATTGGACAACTGCTCCTAGTGTAGCAACTGCAAGATCAGGTTTAGGTGCAGGAGATATTGGAGCAACGCAAACATCTGGTATAATTTTTGGAGGACATATTACTCCTAACCCATCAGGTTATCAACAAACAGAAGAATTTTCAAGTTCAGTAACAACAAAAACGGTAGATGTATCATGACAGATTATAAAACTATACGTGGTAAAAAAATTAAAATTTTTTCAACCGATCTTGATAATGCTGAATCAGAAGGACAAATATTTTATAATAGCACAGATTTTAATTTTAAAACATCTATAGCTACTGCTGCATTTTCTGCAGGTGCTAATTTAATTACATCTAGATCAGATTTTAGAGGAACTTTTGGTACACAATCTGCTTTTAAAGGTGCTGGTGGTTTTACAACACTACCACCTGGTAATACACCTGCAATAACAAATGTTGAAGATTATGATGGCACAGGTTTTAGCACTGCTACTGCTTTACCATTAGCTACAAGAAATCAAGCTGGAGGAGGAACACAGACTGCTGGATGGATTGCTGGAGGAAGAAGATTTCCAACTTCGCCTGCAGATAGAACTGCCGAGACACAAGAATGGGATGGTTCAAGTTGGTCTGAAGGTGGTGATTTAGGATCAGCTAAATACGGTAATTCTGGTACAGGAACAGCAACTGCAGGTTTATCTTCTGGAGGATATAATACTGCAAACTTAAATGAAACTGAAGAATATAATGGAACTTCTTGGGCTGAACAAAATAATTTAGGAACAGCAAGATATAGAACGGCAGCAGTAGGAACTCAAACAGCAACTATTTTATTTGGAGGGGGAGTATATCCTGGTTCACCTCAAGATGTAAATAATGTTGAAGAATATGATGGTACATCTTGGACAGCATTGACTAATTTACCTGCTGTTCGTGGTATGGGTTATTCTTTTGGAACTACAACAAATGCAATTGTAACTGGAGGAAGAACAGGCTCTCCAGGTGCTTCAAACACATCTCTTTCTTGGAATGGATCAGCTTTTTCATCTGCTCCAAATCTTGGAACTGCAAGGTTTAATGGTGGTGATGGTCAAATTACAACAAAAGGTGCAGGTATAGTTGCTGGTGGATTTACACCACCTACTAATGCTATGTCAATCACAGAAGAATTTAACATAACAGCAGCTACAATTACAGCTGCAGCATGGTCTGGTGGTGGTAATTTAGGATCAAGTAGATATGAAATGGGGTCAGCTAATCAATCTCCTCAAACAGCAGCGTTAGGTTTTGGAGGTTATGAACCAGGAGGTTCTCCTAAAAGATCTGCAAAAACAGAAGAGTATGATGGAAGTTCATGGACTGAATCTGGAGATTTAAGCACTGGTAGAAATGGTTTAGGTGGAGCTGGTACACAAACTGCTGGTTTAGCGTTTGGTGGTTATGATGGCAGTAATCATCAAAATTCTACTGAAGAATATGGAGGTTCGTCTTGGACAGCAGGTGGAAATATGGTTGTTGGAAAATCAAGTAATTCTGGTTGTGGAACACAAACTGCAGGATTAAGTGCTGGACAAAATAACGGAGATGGAATTAGTTCTAATATAGAAGAGTATAATGGAAGTTCTTGGTCAGAGGTAACTAATATGTCTAATGCAAGAAGAGACGCAACAGCTTTTGGAATTCAAACTGCAGCTGTTGTTGCTGGAGGAGAAATATCAGGAAATGCATATAGTGGTGTTGTAGAAGAATATGATGGTACATCTTGGACAACTGGTGGGGCATTAATGATTGGTCACAGAAAACACGGTAGTGCAGGAACATCAACTTCAGGAATTGTTTTTGGAGGTCAAAATAGTGTTCCTAATAATAATTCTGCAAAAACACAATTTTATGATGGAACTTCTTTTATAACATTTCCTAGTTTAGCAACTGGTAGACAAGGTATAGCTGGTTCTGGAACAAGTACAGCTGGTTTAGCTTTTGGAAAAAACCCACCCGGTAATGGATTAACAGAAGAATTTACAGGAGAAACAACAGCAATAAATTTAAAAACTATAACAGATAGTTGATTTATGATAGTAATAAGTTATAAAAGGAAGGAGGATTAATATGGCACTATTTATATACGGTACAGCGACTAACACAGGTAAAGGATTTTTTACTCATGATGACAGAAGAAATTTTTCATTAAGAGGATACACTGGACATGATGGATCTAATTATGTTGATGTTTGGTGTGTTGGCAATAATGAAAAAGGAGCATACTGGTTGGCTGAAAAAAACGGAGTGGAAAAAACTAAAACAGAAGCACAAAATTTAGTTAACGCTGCTGTTACTTTAGCACAAAATGAATGGGATGGTTTATCTGATGAACAAAAAGCAAGAAGAGGACCTAGACCTACAGCTATAACAATCCCATAAGGAATTTTAATGTCAACTTACCAAGAATTAAAAGGATTAAAGGTAAAATATTTATCTTCTGATACTTCAGGAGATAGATTAAAAGAAGGTGAAGTTTTTTATAATTCTACAGATTTTAAACTTAAAGTTTTTGCATCCACTGCTGCTTGGCATAGTAGTTCAGCCTTAAACACTGGAAGATCTCGTATGTCAGGATGTGGAACAAATACAGCGAGTTTAGGTTTTGGAGGATATACACCTACTACAGGTAAAACAGAAGAGTACAATGGTTTTGGTTGGGCAGAAAGTGGTGATTTAAATACAGCAAGATATGTTATGGGCGGATGTGGAACACAAACAGCAGGTTTAGGATTTGCTGGATATGACGCATCAAATGTTAAAAATGAATCTGAAGAATATAATGGTACTGCTTGGACTGAAGGAAATAATGTAAACACATCAAGACAAATGTTAGGATCAGCAGGTACACAAACTGCTGGTTTAGGTTTTGGTGGTTTAGTTCCCCCAAATACTAATAAAAATGAAACAGAAGAGTATGATGGTACTTCGTGGTCAGAACAAAATAATTTAAATACTACAAGACGTATTTTAGCTGGAGCAGGAACTCAAACTGCAGGATTAGCTTTTGGAGGATTTGTATCTGCAAATTCAGCTTCAACTGAAGAATATGATGGTACTAGTTGGTCAGCAAGTAATGATATGGGAACAGCAAGATATTCATTAGCTGGTTCAGGAATTCAAACATCAGCATTAGCTTTTGGAGGAAACGCTAACAGAACTGAATTTTACAATGGTACTAGTTGGTCAGAAATGGGAGATTTAGCTACAAGTAGAGCTTATATAGCAGGATGTGGAGCTACTGCACCTGCAACAGTTGCCTTTGGTGGTAATCCTAATAGAAATAACACAGAAGAATTTACAATATCACTATCAGCTACAACTGCAGCATCTTGGGCTAGTGGTGGAAACATGTCTACAGCAAGAGTTGGACTGGGTGGATTTGGAACTCAAACTGCAGGAGCAGGAGCTGGGGGATATACCTATCCAGGTTTTACTAGGGAAACAGAAGAATATAATGGAACTAGTTGGTCAGATGGTGGAGACTTGGCTCACACTGATAATAAATATGGATTAATGGGAGCTGGTACACAAACTGCAGGTTTAGCTTTTGGAGGTGGTGCAGGAACTACTGTTTATGGACAGACAGATGAATATGATGGTTCCTCTTGGACAGCTAGTAATGCTATGAATACAGAAAAAATATTTGGATCTGGTGGTGGAACTCAAACTGCAGGATTGTCAGCTGGAGGTGAAGGACCTAGTGCTGGAAATAATACATCAGATACCGAAGAATATAATGGCACATCTTGGTCAGAACAAAATAATATGTCAACAGCTAGAAGAGGATGTGGAGTTTCATATAACTCACAAACTGCAGCTCTTGTTGTTGGAGGTTTTACTAGTACAAGAGTTACTAGTACAGAAGAATATGATGGAACTAATTGGACAGCTGGTGGAGCTTATCCTACTGCTCTTAATGCCATAGCTGGATTTGGCACATCTTCTGATTTTATTGCTTTTGCTGGTTCAGCACCATCATCTCAATCATTAGTAAGTAGTTATGATGGAACTGCTTTTGCATCAGCACCTTCTCTTCCTACTGCTAATAATGACATGGATTCTTCTTCGGCATCTCCTGCTGCAAGCGCAATTGGTTTTGGTGGTAATGATCCATCTAGAGCTAATACATATGAATTTACAGGGGAAACAACTGCAGCAAGAGCGGTTAAAACAGTTGACTTTGATTAATCAATAGTTATATTATTTTTAAATGAAAGGATTACAAAATGACTAAAGAGAAAAGAAATATAAAAGAGCTTATTGAAAAAGAAGCTCCTAATCTTAATAACATATTAGAGCCAGAAGATGTTTCTGTATTTAAAGAAATGACAGAAGAGCTTCGAGATACTTGGACTAAAAAACAAATGTTTAGAACAGAAACAGAAATGTCTTTTTCTGTATTAAACGATGCAAAGTATCCAACTAAAGCTGCTAAATATTGGCAGTGCGTTAGAGAACAAAATGTTTTTTTAGAAAATTTAATGTCATTATCTTTTGATTATAGAAGAACTGAAGTTAAAATAAAAAGATTACAAGAAAAATTAGATAAAGAAGAAGATCCATTAAAAAGAGAATTACTACAAATTGATATAGATGAAAAAGTATACGGTAAAGCATCTATGCAATTGGTTGCAAGAGATAGAATGAGAGAAATTAAATTGTGGTCTAAATTTAAAAAGAAATTTGACGACGGTTCTTTTGATACTAAAGATGTCAATACACACCAATTACATTCTTATCATTTAACAATGAAAAATAAGGCAGAAACATTAACATCTGGTTCAAGTCAACCAGAAGTATTTAATGTATTGGGTCAATTACAATCTATTGAACGAATAAAGAAAGAAAATGGACAACTGGAATACGATAAAAAAGACAAGCTTACACACGAACTTGGAGCAAAACCCAAGTAAAAAACTTTTCTTTTTAGTTGCAATGCCAAGATCAGGTAACACTTTGTTTGCATCTATTATGAATCAAAATCCTAGTGTGGCAGCTACAGCAAATTCTATTACATTAGAAATTATAAAAGATTTATTTTTACTTAAAAAAACAGATGTGTTTTTAAATTTTCAAGACCACAAATCTTTAGATAATGTTTTAGATTCTGTGTTTGATACCTATTATAAAGATTGGCCGCAGCGTATAATTATTGACCGTGGACCTGTAACAGCAATAGGTAATTTTCACTTAATGCAAAAACATTATAAACGTCCCTTTAAGTGTATTGTGTTATTAAGAGATTTAATGGATGTGTTAGCTAGTTACATGCAATGGTACACAGAAAACCCTAGTGCTTTTATTAATAGATACAACCTTAAAAATGATGAAGAAAAATTATCTATGATAATGAATACAAAAGGTGCAGTTGCTAAAGAATTAGAAGCAATTAAAAATTCGTATAATTATCCTGGTTTGTGTCATTATGTAAAGTATGATGACATAGTTACTAATCCTGAACAAGAATTTAAAAAAATATATAAATTTTTAGATGAACCTTACTATAATCATAGATTTAACAATCTTGATCAAGTGTCTGTAAATGGTTTGTCTTACGATGACACAGTAGTTGGTAGTAACATGCATAAACTATTTGATGGACCTGTTAGAAAAGTATATAACCCTTACATAGAAAAAATTCCAGAAAGGATTAGACACAAATATGAACACATCAGATTTTAAATTTGTATTTTTAGGACAATCTGTTTTACGGTATCAAGTGCCATTAGATGTTTATAATATTATAAATGATATATACGAAAAACGTAGAGATGAATTGTATCCTGCAAACAAACAATTAGTTGGAAAAATAAAAAATGAACATTCTTTATTTTTTGACGGAGAACCTAACAATATAATGAAACCACACAGACATTTACCTGATAATGTTATGCAATGGTTTTGGCAAAAATTTAAACATTATTTAAATTGGAATAAAATAGATGGATATGAAATGCATTTAAATTCTATTTGGATTAACGAAATGAAAGAACATGAATATAATCCAATACACGTTCACCAAGGCACCTTGTTTACAGGTTTATCTAGTGTAATGATTTTAAAATTACCACAACAAACAGGCATAGAATATTCAGCAGAAGATAAACCTATGAATGGTAGGTTACAAATATTAGGTAATTCATCTGGACATTTTTGTAAAACAGATTATTCACCAAATACTAAAGAAAGAGATTTTTATGTATTTCCATATGATATGAAACACGCAGTATATCCTTTTAATGGTCAAGGATTTAGAAGAACTTTATCTTGTAACTGTGATGTAAATTATGACCCAATAAAAAATAGAAGTGCATTATGATAATAACAGAACCTAAATGGAAAAGTTGGATAGTAGAAACTACTACACCTATATTTACACCAGATCAATGTAAACAAATTATTGAGTGTGGAAGAAGACAACCTCCTCAACAAGCAAAGGTAGGTATGGGTAAACCTGAAGGTGGAACAGATACAAAAAAACGATTGACTACTATTAGTTGGATTCCTTTTAAAGAAATGGATCACATGTATCAAGATCTTAATAAATTTATACAAAGATGTAATGAAAATCATTTTGGTTTTGGTGATATACAAATAACAGAAAATGCACAGTTTACAGAATATCCTCAAGGAGGGTTCTACGACTGGCATATGGATTGTGATGTAAACATGCAACACGAACCACCGGTTAGAAAAATATCTATGACATTACTGTTAAATGATCCTTCAGAATTTGAAGGTGGTGATTTAGAACTTATGGGACCAGGTAAATTTGCAAAACTTAAACAAGGTCATGCAATTATATTTGCATCGTTTTTAAACCACAGAGTTAATATTGTTACACGTGGAGTTAGACAATCTTTAGTTGTTTGGTTTGGAGGTAAACCTTTCAGATGATAATAGAAAAATATTTTCCAACTATTATATACGGTAAAGATGTGCAATTAAATAATAATCAATTAGCACAAGACATTGTTAATTGGTCTAATCAAGATAAAGGTGTTTCTAAAACAAATGTTAAAGGTTGGCATTCAACAACAGACATGGGTAAAAAACCTGAATATCAAGAGTTGGTTACAGAGTTAATGAGAATGCAAAAAGAAATATATGATAACGAACATTTAGATAGATACGCAAGATTAGGTAATATGTGGGCTAATATAAATCCACCAGGTGGTATGAACATGCCACACATACATCCTAATGCTTTATTTTCTGGAGTGTATTATGTAAAATCACAACCTAATTGTGGTAGACTTAAAATTATAGATTCAAGGCCAGGCGTGCAATACAATATGCCTATGAGAAAACCTGGTGATCCTGGTAAAGATTTGTGGAGAGATATAAATATAGAACCTGTTACTGGTAGAATTGTTATGTTTCCTGCATGGTTGTGGCACGGTGTTGAAGAAAATAAATCTAATGATATAAGAATATCGGTAAGTTTTAATTTTATACAAGATGGCTTTCAATAAATATCAAGTAATAAAAAATGCAATTAGTTACGAGTTAGCTAATTTTATATATAATTATTTTCTTCTTAAACGTGATGCAGTTGGATTTATGTATCAAAATAATATTACATATGATAATGGAATGTTAGGAACATGGACAGATGAACAGGTGCCAAATACTTATTCACATTATGCAGACCCTGTAATGGAAACGTTGTTAATGAAAGTGCTGCCTGTTATGCAACAAGAAACAGAACTTCAGTTAGTGCCAACATATTCTTATGCTAGAATATATAAACAAGGTGATATATTACGAAGACACAAAGATAGACCAAGTTGTGAAATATCTACAACAATACATTTAGGTGGTAGCAAATGGCCTATATTTATAGATGGCACAGGAGCAAACACAGTTATAGATGAATATAAAGGAATTATAAAACCAAATGCACCGGCAGGCACAGAAGTCTTACTTGATGTGGGAGATATGTTGGTGTATAGTGGTTGCCAATTAGAACATTGGAGAGAACCTCTAGAAGGTAATACTTGCGCTCAAGTATTTCTTCACTATAACCATGTAAATGGTCCTTTTGCTGAAAAAAATAGGTTTGACAAAAGGCCGATGTTAGGTATTCCACCAATAAGGAATATATAATATAATGAGGTTATATGTTACAAAAAGTAAATTTTCAACCAGGGTTTAATAAACAAGTTACAGCAACCGGTGGTGAAGGCCAATGGATTGAAGGTGACAACGTTCGTTTTAGATATGGTACACCTGAAAAAATAGGTGGTTGGGCACAATTAGGTTCTGTTGATCTTACTGGTCGTAACACAGCTATCCATCATTTTGTAAATGCTAGTGGTATTAAGTATGCAGCTTTAGGTACAAATAGAATATTATATGCATACTCTGGTGGTATTTTTTATGACATTCACCCAATTAAATCTACAACAACTTTAACAAGTGCTTTTTCTACAACAAATGGATCAGCAATTGTAACTATAACTTTTGCATCTGCACATAATATAAATAAAGGTGATATTATATTATTAGATAATTTTTCATCTATAACTAATTCTAATTTTAATTCTGCTAATTTTGATGATAATAGATTTCAAGTAACAACTATACCAACTGATACAACTTTAACTGTTACTCTAGCTTCTAACGAATCTGGTTCTGGTGCTACAACATCAGGCGGTATAAGAGTTAAACATTACTATCCTGTAGGACCAGCAATTGAAGTTGCAACAACAGGTTGGGGTCTTGGATCATGGGGTGGACAAAAACAAGGACAGTTTACTTCAACATTATCTTCATCAATAAACAATAGTGTTACAAGTTTAACAATGGCAAGTTCTACATCGTTTGCATCATCTGGAACAGTTATTATAGGATCAGAATTAATTACCTACACAGGTAATAGTGGCGGTACATTAACAGGATTAACAAGAGGTGCTAATGGTACAACAGCGGCATCTCATTCATCAGGTGCAACAGTAACCGATGCATCAAATTATTTTGCATGGAATGCTGCAACATCAGGAGATATTGTAACAGCACCAGGTTTATGGTCATTAGATAATTTTGGTAATAAATTAATTGCAACAATAAATGGTGGAGAAACTTTTGAATGGGATTCTGACCCAACAGGTGCAACAGGAACAAGAGCAACTATACTTGCAAATGCACCAACAGCATCATCGTTTAGTTTAGTATCTACACCAGATAGACACTTAATATTTTTTGGAACAGAAACAACTATTGGTACATCAAGTACGAGAGATGAAATGTTTATAAGATTTTCTGATCAAGAAAATATTGATGGTAGTGATGCTTATGCACCAAGTGCAGTTAACACTGCTGGCACACAAAGACTTGCTGATGGATCAAAAATTATGGGAGCAATCAGAGGTCGTGATGCTATTTATGTTTGGACTGACACTGCATTATTTATTATGCGTTTTGTTGGTGCACCTTTTACTTTCTCGTTTCAACAAGTTGGTACCAACTGTGGATTGATTGGACAGAACGCAGCTGTAGAGGTTGATGGTTCTGCTTATTGGATGTCAGAAAATGGTTTTTTTAGATACACTGGTAAACTAGAATCATTACCATGTTTAGTTGAAGATCATGTTTATGATGATATTAATACAATTCCAAAACAACACATTAACGCAGGATTAAATAACTTGTTTGGAGAAGTAATGTGGTTTTATCCTAACTCTGGATCAGGAACTGTTAATCGTATGGTTTGTTATAATTATTTAGACTCAACACCAGAACGTCCTGTGTGGACAACTGGAACTCTTGCTCGAACAGCATGGCAAGACTCTGCTGTATTTGGTAAACCTCATGCAACAGAATACGATGATGATGGTACAACAGCTTCAACTAGTAAAGATCATGTTATCGGTTGCACTGATGGTGTATCTACATACTATGAACACGAAACAGGATTAGATCAAATTAAAGAAGGTGCAACAACATCTATTACTGCAAACATACAATCAGGAGATTTTGATATAGGTAATCAAGGATTACAAGGTGATGGTGAGTTTATGATGAAAATTAGAAGAGTGTTACCAGACTTTTTATCACAAACAGGAGACAGTGTTGTTACATTAAATTTAAAAGATTTTCCAAATGATACTGCAGCAAGTTCATCATTAGGTCCATTTACTATAACAAGTGGCACACAAAAAATAGACACACGTGCACGTGCAAGATCAATATCATTAAAAGTATCTAATAGTAGTACAAGTCAATTTTGGAAACTAGGAACATTTAGATTAGACATACAACCAGATGGAAGAAGATAATGGCTAGAATTGTACAATCACTTACACAACCAACAAAAAATTATGATGAACAAATACAACAATCTTTAGTTAGAGATATAAATAGTATTGTACAAAAATTAAATACAACTTTTCAACAAGATATAAAAGAAGAGGCAGAAGCGGAGGCATATTTCTTTGGCTAATACATTTGTAAATAAAAAAGTAGATTTGACTACAACAAGTGTTACGACATTATATACGGTGCCGTCAGCTACAACGTCTATTATAAAATCAATAATAGTGTCAGAAGATTCAGGAAACTCTGATACTATAACAGTAACTATTACAGATACATCTAGCAATATATTTAGTTTATTTAAAACTAAAACAATATCTGCAAATGGGACCACGGAACTATTAACAGCGCCTCTTGTATTAGAGGAAAGCGAAATACTAAAAGTAACAGCTGCTACGGCAAATAGACTACATGTGGTCTTATCTGCTCTAGAAGTTAAAAAAAGAACTGTTACAACATAGCTTGATTTACTTGACAAAAACAAGTAATATAAGAAACCCACAGGTTAAAATCCTGCTTTTAAACTAACTTAAAAATTATATGAAAACAGGATTAGACTCACTAGATACAGGCGCGCCAAAGATTACTTATTCAGGTAATGAAGGACCTAAAGCACCAATGCAAATGGCTGGACCAGATAGATACTTTAAAATTTTAGAATTTAAAATTAATGAATTAGAAGGTGAACTTGGTAGAGATTTAACTGACGAAGAGTATAAAGCAGTAAGTGAAGAAGCTTACGAAGAATTTAGTTCTGGTGCTAGAGCACCGCAAGGAATTGAAAGTATGAAAATGGCTAGTTATAGACCAGGTAAATATGACCCTGAAGATATTGAAATGTACGAACAGTACAAATACGACATGGAAGAACAAAAACCTGGAATGCCTATTATGGAAATAGATGAATTTTTAAGATTAGAAAGAGAACAAGGAAGAATTGGCGTTGCAGATGGTGGTGTAATGCAACTTGTTAAAAAAAATGCAGATGGTTCAAGACCAGGTTATCGTGGTAGGGGTAGTAAAGAAACAAGAGACAATAGACAAAGTTACAGTGCAACACAAGCTGCTGCAAATGTGGGTAAAGCTAGTACAGCAGCAAATAATCGAGAATCAAACATAGGAAACTATACTGGTGGTAACAGACCAGATAGAACTGATCCTAATGTAGGTAACAGATCTGATGCATTTACTCCAGCAAAAACAGCAACACCAATGGATGTTAAAGAACAATATAGAGTTGGTAATGATATTACAACAGATACAGTTTTACCACCACCAATGACAACTTTAAGAGATCCTAAAACTAATAAATTTATTCCTTTAACTGATGAAACTAAATTATTAAGAAAAAAAGTAGAAGATCAAAATAAACAAAAAATAGAAGATTTTGTTACATATAAAAAACCACCACCTACAACTGGTCTTAAAACTGTTGATCTTGCACTTAAATTTATAAATAATATTTTACCAACAGAATATGGTAGAGATTATTATGCAAAGACTGTTGTGGGTAAACCATATTATGACGAAGAAAGTGACACATACAAAACGTTTGGACTAGATCAAGCTAGTTATGACGCGTATGATAAGTTAAGAAAAGAAAACAAAATTAATGCTGCTGGTAGAGAATTATCAGAATTTGAACGAACATTAATACAAGGTAATTATGATGGTCCAAACACGGGTAATTTAATTGCTGGACAAACAACGCCTCCGGGCACGGTTCCACCAGGCACTACACCTCCAGGTACAACACCTCCAGGTACAACAACATCTCCATTTTTACCTGCAACAAATTTTAATCAATACGATACAGATCAAGCAAATAAAGCATATATGTTATCACTAGGAGTTGATCCTAGAATGTTTGCAGCAGACGGTGGAAGAATGGGTTATGCAGGTGGTGGTATAGCAGATTTAAGACAAGGATATTTTTTAGGTAAGTTAGTTAAAAAAGTAACACGTGGTGCTAAAAAAGTTTTAAAATCACCATTTGGTAGAGCTGCTATAATGGCTGGTCTTGGTGCTTTTGGACTTAATCAATATGGACAAGGTGTGGACTTTATGGATAAATTAAAAAATCTTGGTAGAATAGCTTTTTTAAATAAAGGCGAAACTGAATTTACAAAAGCTAACATAAATCCTTTTAAAATTTTTGGTGGTATAAGTGCATTATCTGCTTTACCGTTATTATTTGGAACAGGAGATGAAAAAGGAAGTATGGATGGTTACCGTGGTGAAGGATTAAATATAAGAGGTATAAGAGGAGACGTTGCTAAACGTAATTTAAACCCTATAGATTATCCATTTATGCCACAAGAATATTATATGGCTAATGGTGGAATAGCAGGTGCAAGAACATCTGCATTAAATGAATTATATGGAATAGATGACGAAGACGAAGTTAAAAAATTATCACAAGGTGGTAGCGCAGGTTTACCTCCGGTAACAATGATGTCAGAAGGTCAAAACATACAATCATTCGGTGATGATGAGTCTACAGGTATGCCTCAAGCAACACCAACAATGCCAAATCAAATGCCGATGAGACCACCAATGATGGATCCTAGAATGCAACAACAAATGATGATGTCTAGAAGCATGAGTCCTATGATGAACCCTATGATGAGAGGTATGCCTATGATGGGTGGTAGAATGATGGCTCAAGAAGGTGGTATAATGATGGCAGGTGGTATTGAAATGGATGCTAATAATGAAATTAAGGAAAGAATTATAGATGATCTAATGGAAGCAAATCCAAATTTGTCTATGGAAGAAGCTATGGAAGAAGCAAAAAAAATATTTAATCAAATGGCTAGTAGACAAATGCCACGACCAAATAGAGTCATGGCTCAAGAAGGTGGCATGATGGATATGGGTGGTATGGAAAAAGATTATAGAAACGAAGGTGGTTTTGTAGCTATCGGTGGTCAAGAAAGAGCAGATGATGTTCCAGCAAGACTATCAAAAAATGAGTTTGTATTTACTGCAGATGCTGTTAGAAATGCAGGAGGCGGAGATATAGATAAAGGAGCAGAGATCATGGAGAACATGATGGAGAATTTAGAAGCAGGTGGTAAAGTATCTGAAGCATCACAAGGATTAAAAGGTGCTAGACAAATGTTTGCAACATCACAAAGATTGGAAGAAGTATTATAATGGCTATAACAGAACAACGAAATTTACCAGCACAGTTTATAGAAGATGTTGGAAAAGATTATGCAAGACAATTAACTGCAGCAACAGCTGCACCACTTGATACAAGTAAATTTGCACCAACAGTTGCAGGTCAAACAGCGTTACAAAAACAAGCAACACAATTAACAGGCACAGGTATTGGTTCTTACCAACCATTTTTAACAGCAGCACAACAAGCAGGTGCAACAGCTGGAACTGGTTTAGGTTTAGCACAAACAGGATTAGGAATTGCAGGTCAAGAATTAACTGGAGCAGGGACAGCTCTTGGCACAGCAGGCACAACAACTGCAGGAGCACAACCTTTTATTGGTGCAGCACAAACAGGACTTGGAACTGCAGCAGGTTTAACTGGAACAGGTGCAGGAACTGGAGTGGGTTCTATATCTTCTTACATGTCGCCGTACCAACAACAAGTTATTGATACATCATTAGCAGAATTTGACAGACAAGCAGCAGCGAGACAACAAGCAATATCAGATCAAGCAGTAGCACTTGGTGGTTTTGGTGGTGGTCGTGAAGGTGTTATGCAATCAGAATATCAAACACAATCAGACAGAAACAGAGCAGCTTTACAAGCACAATTACAAGCTCAAGGATTTAGTCAAGCACAAGCAGCAAGACAAGCAGATTTACAAAATCAAATGGCATTATCACAAGGTCAATTAGGATTAGGTCAAGCACAACTTGGTTTAGGTGCAGCACAAGCAGCTCAAGCAGGACAACAAGCGGGCATGGCAGGTCAAAGAGCAACGCTTGCACAACAACAAGCAGCATTAGGTCAAGCACAATTAGGACTAGGTCAATACCAAACAGGATTAGGTGGAGCGTTACAAGGGTTCCAAGGAACAGATATAGCAAGAGCGGGTCAGGTGGGCGCCGCGAACCAAGCTCAAACACAAGCTGTATTAGATGCCTTGAGAGAACAAAACAGATTAGCTGCATACGAACCATTAGAAAGATTAGGTATCTTTGGTCAAGGTGTAACTGGTCTAATGGGAGGATACCCAGCACAATATCAATTTACATCGCAGCCTAATGCATCTCCATTAGCATCGGCTCTTGGAATAGGATCAACATTAGGTGGTATCTACGGCAATGTAATGGGAACAAAGAAACCATAATGAATAGAACTTTAAGAAGACCGATGTTTAGAATGGGTGGTAGCACCGAAGGTATTACATCTGGATTAGATATGCCTAAAACAAATGCATCAAGACAAAATTTTAAAAATGGTAATTCTGCTGAATATAAATCACCACTAGGATTAAAATTTACTGAAATGGATTTAAGTAGATTTAAAAATCAAAATAATAATGACATGGAGTCTAGATATAAACGTGCTATGGATTTTATAGAATCTAAAAGAACACCAAGAACAAATGATTTAAATGATTTTTTAATTAGCATGGGATTAGATTTGGTATCAAGACCTACATCAGGAAATATATTTGCTGACGTTGCAACATCAGCTAAAGGTCCTTTTGCACAAATGCAAGCTGCAAAAGCATCAAGAGCCGCGGACCAAGATAAATTATCACAAGCTTTAGTAGGTGATATTATGGAACAGATGAGTAAAGAAGATATTGCAAGAATTAAAGCTAAAAGTGAAGCAGGTAAAGGAACAAAACAATTTGAGTACAAAGGTAAGTATGAAGATTACCAAGCTTTGTTAAAGACACAAAGAACTTTAGAAGATCAAAAAACCAAATTAGAAGAACAAAAAACAATTGCAGAAAAAGAATCATTGGATCCTGCAAATGAGTTTGCTATTCCCACAGACACAACTGCAATAGATTTAAAAATTGAACAAATAAATAAACAAATAGAAGACAATGCTAAATTACAAGCATTGTTTATAGATAAAGAAGAAGATCAAGTTAGGTCCGCTATACTTAAAGGTATAGCTAATGGTGTGTTTACTTTTGACGATCTTGTTGTTTATGATGAAACAGGTGTACCGCCAAGAGATGAAAATGCTGACGGTGGTAGAATAGGTTATCAACAAGGCAACATGGTACAACCAAACACAATGCAAGCAACAATGCCTACGGACCAAGGACCAACACAGGACAGTGCAGTGCAAGATTTAACTTATGAAGAATTAAGATCTAGACTTCCAGAATCTATTACAAATGATATAGTACAATTAATTGCAAATAGCCAACAAGCGTTGGTAGAGTTTGCAAATATACAAACACAACAAGACGTAAAAGAATTCAATAGAAAATACGAAGTTAATTTAGTATTACCACAGGAGGCGTAATGGCTTCAAACACTCCGTTTAAATCTAAACAGGATACAGAATACAGCATTGATAAAGACACTGTTAATGCAATTATTAAAAAAAGATTTAATACAAAAAAGAAACCTAAAAAATTTACATGGAAAGGTTTATTTGATGCTACAGCTATTTTAGAAACTAATCCATTTAGTCCTAGAAAATTAGAAAGAATAAAACAATTAATGGAAGGCAGTGAAGCTAATGAAAAAGATTACATAGATACATTTGAAGATTTAGAAAAAGGGTTTTACTCTGGTGTACAAAAATTAGGTTATGCTATTGGTGATCTTGCAACAGCAGGTATAGATTTAACTGTAGGTAGAATAGGAGATACTAATCTTAATGAAAAACTTACAGAAGTTTATGAAGAAAATAAATTAAAAGAACCCGAAGCTTTAACAGGTAAATTAGTTGAAGTATTAACACAATACGGTGTGCCAGGTAGTGCTGCATTTAAAATTACAAATAGATTAAGAAAATTATCTTTAGCTAAAAAAGCAAAAGCTGCAAGTGCTGCAGCAATAGGCACAACTGCTACTAATATAGCATCAAAGTCTGGTGTTATGGCAACTGCATTTGGTATTACAGATTTTTTAGCAACAGAACCTGGTAGAGGAAACATAGTTTTAAAAGAAGAAGATACAGAAGGGTTGTCAGGCACAGATTTAGCAGCAGCTAGATTTAAAAATAGATTAAGATTTGGTGCAGAAGGTGCAACTATTGGTGCTGGTTTTAGTTTGTTAGGTAAGCCTGCATCTATTGGATTAAAGTATGGTTTGTTTAAACCACTTGGTCTTGGTATGAAAGGGGTTGGTAAAGTTGTAGGTGGAGCTTCGTGGTTGTTATCTAAAGACCCTGTTGTTATACCAACGATTGCAAAAAAATTACAGCAAGGAACAGCGTATAGTTTAGAAAAAATTATATCTCCTGTGCTTGTAGGTAAAGCACCATTTAAAACACAATTACCTGACTTTGAAAAATGGAGAATGTTTTCTGTAAATTCTAACGATCCGTTAAAGGCAAGATTAAAAAAATTTGACAACGTTTTATCTTGGTTTAGATCTGTAGGTAAAAATACTAATCAACAGTTTACACTATCATCAAGAGCAGCAAGAGAAATAAAAGCACGATCTAGAACTATAGAAAAATATTTAGAGTCTATTGAAAAAAAAGCTTATGATTTAGCAAAAGGAAACAGAGATTTATATAATACAAAAACTGTATCACCATCTAGTCAACAACATTATTTAGATCAAACATTAGATTATTTAAAAGGTAAAATAAGATTAAACCAATTACCAGATACTTTGCAAGAAAGTGCAAAAAATTTAAATAAAGAAATGATACAGATTAAAAAGAAATTTGGTCAACTATTACCAGAAAGTGAATTAAAAAATTATTTATTACAAAATGTAAGCACATACATGCGTAAATCTTTTTCTATATTTACAGATCCAACATTTAAACCTGATAAAAAAGTGTTTGATGGTGCTGTAGATTTTATGTCAAATCTTATTAAGAACAATAGAGATTTAAGAAGAGCTGCTTTAGACGAACCAGCACATGCAGGTTTTAAACCAGAAGCTAAAATTAAAAAATTTGGAGAATCCCTTGTACAAAAAATATTGTATGAAGGTAAACACAATAATGGAGATCCATTAGAATTTTTAAAAAGAGTGGCTAAACAAAATTTAAGATTAAAAGATGTTGTACGAACAGGTGATGAGTTACCGGACGCTATTAAAAAATTATTAGGTGAAGAGAATAATTTAAAAGCAGCAGTAATGACTACAACTTCACATGCAATTACACAGGCAACTAATAAAAAATTATTTGATCGTGTTGCTGCACTAGGTATTAAAGAGGGTTGGTTGTTTAAAGATGAAGCAAGAGCAAATGCAAGAGGTATATTAGATGCAGAAAAAATTAAACACGTACCTGGTCTAGGATTTTTAGGATCAAGATTAGATAAATTATTTGGGTCAAGACAAGTTGCAGAAGCAATGAGAGGCACACCTGGTAAGTTAGATGGTGCCATTCAAAATGCTGCATACAGAGGAATACTACAAATAAAAGTTGCTACACAGTTTGGTAAAACTGTATTATCTCCAGCTACACAAGTTCGTAACGTTACATCGGCAAGTTTATTTCCGCTAGCAAATGGCCACATAGGTGGAGGCGCATCTGTTACTGAAGCATTTAGAATGACATTAGATGATATATTTGGTGCAGGAAAAGTTTTAGATGAAAAAGTATTAATTGATAAAATAGAAGATAAAATTAGAAGAGGAGTGTTAGATGAAAACATTGTAGCATCAGAGCTTGGTGCCGTTCTTAAAGACATTAAAAAAGGATCTATAAATTCAATAGATGGTTTGTACAATAAATTAACAAACGGTAAATTTATGAAAGGTGCAACACGTGTTTATGCAGGTGGTGATAATCTTTGGAAATGGTTCGGTGATGAGTATGTGCAATCACAAATGAAAAATACATATAAAGATTTAAATGCAATAAAAAAATGGTTTCCTGAAGTGCAAGGACAAGAATATATTGCAAGAGATCTGTTTACTAACAAATTAAAAACATACGACGATGCAATAAAAGAAGCTGCAGCTTGGTATATTAGAAATACATACCCAACATACAGTAAAGTTCCAGAAGTAATTAAAGCAATTAGAAAACTACCATTTGGTAACTTCGTATCGTTTCCTGCAGAAATGATGAGAACAAGTTTTAATATTATGAATATTGGTATGAAAGAAATTGGATCTAGTAATGCTGCATTAAGACAAGTAGGTTATAGAAGAATGATAGGGGCTTACACTGTATTAGGTGGAGCTTCAACAGCAGCTCTTAACATAGCATCAGAAGTTTCAGGTGTTAGTTTAGATGAATTAGATGCATATAAAGAGTCTTTCGCAGCAGAATGGAACAAAAATTCTATTCTTTTACCTATGAATAAATGGAAAAAAGGTAAAGGAAAAGCAATAAACTTTTCATACTTTAGTCCATATGATGTAGTGCAAAAACCATTTGAAGCTTTTGCTGCTACTTGGAATAAAGGTAGAATGACTAATCAAGAAATAGATGACATGACAATAGATCTTTTTGCAAATACAACTGGTGAGTTATTAAACTCATTTATATCAGAGCCAATTGGTTACGAAAGAATTATTGATGTAGTTCCTAGAGGTAAATTTGGTAGAGGTGGAACTAAAAAAGCAGGTGGTGTAGTTTATTCAGAAACAGATAGTACTTCAGATAAAATGACAAAAAGTTTTGCTCACATATTAACCGGTTTAGAACCAGGAGCTTACACAACAGGTAAAAAAATAGTTGGTGCTGTTGAAGGTGATGTAAGAAAAGGTGGTGATCCATATGATTTACAAGATGAAGCACTTGCATTACTTTCTGGTATTAGAATTATAAATGTTGATGCACCAAAAAGTATGCAATACAAAATTACAGATTTTCAAAGAGACAAAAGATCTGTAACTACAGCAGAAGATTTTTATAGTTTAAAAAATGCACTTAATAGAGGACCAGAAGAATTAGCAAATGAATTTAGAAGAATACAAGATGAATCTTTTAAAGTGCAACAAGATTTTTATATAACTTTGCAAAATGCATTAAAAATGGGTTTAACAAAAAAAGATTTAAGACGTATTATGAAAGAAAGAGGTATGGGTGTAAGAGAAATGAATATGTTATTAAGAGGTAAAATGGAACCATTTAAATTTTCTGAATCACGTTTTAGAAAAAGAGTTAAGGATGCAAAAAAAGCATATCCTGATGAAGATATTATAAAATCATTTTTCTTTCCAAGAAAAGAATTTATAAAAGTTATGAGAGAGTATAGAAATAAATCTTTAAAACCTATAGAGCCTGAAGTTAAACAAGAAGTAGAAGAAACAGAAGGTCCGTCTATTATTGAAAGATTTAGAAACATGTTGCCCTCTAGCATAACTAATTTAAGATCACAAGTGCCACCATTACCAAACACACCCACTCCAAGAGTGCAAACTACAGCATTAAAAAATCCAACAACAGGCTTGACAAGAACAGAGACTGCATTACTATCACCAACAGAACAAGTAATTGCTAGGAGAACATAATGGCTAAAAATGCATTACAAAAAATAGAAGATCATGAAAAACTTTGCAGAATTATGCAAAAGCAGACGCATGATAAAATTCACAAAATAGAAGCACAAATAAGTAGATTAGAAAAAATTGTATTAGTGTCTGCAGGTATGTTAATTATGGGTATGGCTAACATGATATTTATGTTATTATCAAACACACAATAAAAATTATGCAACTTTCTAGAAATTTTTCTCTTCAAGAGTTAATTAAATCAGACACTGCTATTAGGTTAGACATTAATAACAATCCTAATTCAGGTCAGATAGAAAAATTAAAAGCACTTTGTGAAAATATTTTACAGCCGGTACGTGATCATTTCGGCAGAGTAAAAGTGACCAGCGGATTTCGTAGCGAACAACTTTGTATTAAAATAGGTAGCTCTACAAATTCACAGCATGCCAAGGCTGAAGCCGCAGACTTTGAAGTAATGGGCACAGACAATGCAGAATTAGCTGATTGGATTTATGCAAACCTAGATTTTGACCAATTAATATTAGAATTTTACACACCGGGTGAGCCGAACAGTGGGTGGATACATTGTAGCTATACTACTGACCAACCAAGAAAACAATTTCTACATGCATACAAATCAGAAGGTAAAACTAAATACAAACCTGTAATTGGAAAAGCAAAAGATCTAGTTTAAAAATTTTAGCGCGCTACGCGTATAGTCCTACTAAATCCATGATTTAAGTTCTTCACCTAACACTTCAGAGGCTATATTTATTTTTTTTCTTAACGCTTTAACAATTTTTTCATCAACAGTATCTTCAGCATTTATATCTACATATGTTACAGGTTTTTTCTGTCCCATACGGTGTGCTCTGTCTTCTGATTGTAATCGTTTTTCTAGGTCATAACCATTAGAATAGTAAATTACAGTGTTTGCAGCTGTCAAAGTAATGCCATAGCCGCCCGTAGAAGGCGTTCCAATAAAAAATCGACACTTGGGGTCGTCTTGAAAACGTTTAATATTGTTTTGTCTTTCTTCTTTTGGTGTTAATCCATAATAATCAACAAAAGATTTTGGACCATATTCATTATTTATAGCCTCTATAATTTTATTAATATCATATTGATAATGTGCCCAAATAATAGCTTTACCCTCTACATCTTCAAGCACAGTCATTAATTCATTTATTCTATTATTTTGTATTGATTGAGTTACACCACTGTCATCAGTAAAATGACCACAAGTTATTTGTTGTAAACGCATTAATTGAGTTAATGAATTTTTTGTACTAGATACTTTTCCTTGTAATATTGCTAATGCTTGTTCTTTCATTTGAGCGTACAATTTAAATTGATCTGGTGTTAATTGTATTTGACGTTTAATAAATATTTTATCTGGTAAATCTAAACAATCTTCTTTTAATACACGATAAGAAAAAGTTTTAATTGTTTCTGATAACTCACCAAGATTTTTAAATTTATCTACAACTTGTATTGATCTGCCATGCGCATGCATAGTTTTCATTTCTGCGTATCTATTTCTAAATGCATAATAAGAACTAAAATCTAATAAATAAGGATCAAGAAACTCACATTGACTATACAAATCTAATGGATTTTTAGTAACAGGTGAACCTGTCATAATACGTCTGTATTTAGCTTCTTTAGATAAAGTTACAATATTTTTAGTCCGTTTAGCACCTGGATTTTTTATTGTAGTAGATTCATCAATAGCCATCATTGCATTATGTGATCGCAAAAATTTACCTGCAAAAAGTCTACCCTTATCTGTACTAAAAGCTTCAACATTCATAATTAAAATATGTAAAGCTGTTTCTACCTCAAACAATGTTTCTAATTTTTCTTGTTGTTTTTTATTTATATTTGGTTGCCATAATACAGTCACATTTTCTATATGGTTTGGTAAATGTGTTGGTAACTCATTACTATACCAAGTTCCTACAACACCTTTAGGTGCAACAATTAAAGCACCATCTATTTTTCCTTTATCATAAAGCATAGACATATTGTCTATTAATACTTTTGTTTTACCCGTACCCATTTCCATAAAATAAGCGTAAGTTTCTTTGTTCCACGATTTTTCCAATGCAGTTATTTGATGTGCATATGGCTTTGTTTTAAATTTATAATTCATAGTTTTCTTCTTTCTAGTTGACAATATAATCAAGAACACTTATATTGTCAAGCATGAAAGAAAATAAAGTTTATGTGATCCAAGAAGTTGCTGGAACTAAATCAGGTTCTCCTAAAATAAACATTATGGGTGCTGCTAAATATGGTAAGTTTGAATTTTTACTTCCAGAGTTTTCGCAAATAATATTTTCTCCTGGACCTTTAATTTTTAAATTAAGAAAAGGATTAAAAAATTTTACAACAGAAGATTATTTATTATTAACTGGTGATCCTGCTATTATAGGTGTTGCATGTTCTATAGTTTCTGACATGACAAATGGTAAATACAATTTACTTAAATGGGATAAACAAGAAAGAGCTTATTATCCTATTGAAATTAACTTATACGAGAAAGGAGAAATTGATGACAATTGATTTTGAAAAAGACCAAGAAAATGTTTTGCAAAAAACAACAAACATACAGTCACTTGCAGATCAAGTAGAAAAGTTAGAGGCTTTACAAAAAAGACTTGAGTTACAAGAAGACAATATGAAAAATACAAAAAAAGAATTAGAATATTTATCTGGAGAAGTAATTCCAACCATGATGTCAGAGATGGGTTTATCACATCTTAAACTTATGGATGGTTCTTCAGTAGATGTAAAACCAAATTATAGCGCTAGTATCTCTGTTGCAAATAGAGAAGCAGCGTTTGCATGGCTTCGTAACAATGGACTAGGAGATATAATCAAAAATGAGATATCCGTATCTTTTGGTCGTAACGAGGATAACAAGGCGGCTGATTATGCCAACCTTGCAGAGAGTCAGGGTTATCAACCTCAACAAAAATTGAAAGTTGAACCTATGACTCTCAAAGCGTTAGTCCGTGAACGTTTAGAGGCAGGAAAAGAAATGCCAACGGAAATTTTCAACGTGTTCGTTGGAAATAAAACAACAATAAAAAGGAAACAATAAACATGAACCAAGTAGCAGAAAAAAAAGAAGGAGCATTAGCTGTCAATATGTTTGAAGCTGATGCAAATCAAGGTGCTCAAAATATATCGCAAGAAGATCTTGCGTTACCTTTTTTAAAAATTTTGGGTCAACTATCTCCAGAAGTAAACGAAAGAGATGGTAAATATGTCGAGGGCGCAAAGCCTGGCAAGATAATTAACACAGTTACAAACGAATTGTTTGATGAAATTTGTGTTGTGCCTTGTCATTATAAAAGACAATACATTGAATGGCAAGACAGAGGTACCAGTGGTGGTGCACCTGTTGCAATTCATGATGCAGGTAGTGATATCGTTAGTCAAACGACTAGAGATAAATCTTATAAAGATAGATTACCAAACGGTAATTATCTTGAAAATACTGCTAATCATTTTGTATTAGTTGTTAATGATACTCCGTCAACAGCTTTAATTTCTATGAAATCTACTCAACTTAAAGTTAGTAGAAAATGGAATTCATTGATGATGGGTATTAAATTACAAGGTAAAAATGGTTTGTTTACACCACCAACTTATAGCCACATTTATAATCTATCAACTGTGCAAATGTCTAATGACAAAGGAACATGGTTTGGATGGGAAGTTGAAAAGATGGGGCCAGTTAAAGATAAAGCAATGTATGAAATGGCTAAATCTTTTGCACAAAGCGTCGGTCAAGATGAAGTGCAGGTTAAACACGATTCAGGAAATACCAAAGACTCAACACCATACTAATAGAATCCTAGGAGATGGGCGCTGAAGCGAGAGTGGAGGCGCCCGTTTAAAAATTATGTTTGAAAAAATATTTAAGGGATTGGAGCGTGCGCATGGTTGTACCAAAGTTACAACACCAGCAGAAAATGGTGTCAAACTAAAAGGACAATCATTCGTAGTACGTCAACCAGTGACCACGGAACTGTGGAAGATGCACCTAGATGGCACGCAGAGTTTGGGCATCATACCTATTAACGAGGATAACCAATGTGTGTGGGGATGTGTTGACATAGATTCATACGCAGGTTTTGATCACAAAAAATTAATAGATAAAATAAAACAATTTAAATTACCTTTGGCTGTGTGTAGGTCAAAGAGTGGAGGGGCACACGTCTTTCTGTTTACAGATCAACCCGTATCTGCAGAAAGAATGAGAGACAAATTAACAGAAATAAAAACATTATTAGGATACGGCGGATCAGAAGTTTTTCCAAAACAAATTCAATTAAAATCAGCAGACGACACAGGTAATTTTTTAAATTTACCATATTTTAGAGGCGATGACACAACACGTTATGCATTTAAAGCAGATGGTTCAGCTGCCTCATTGAGAGAATTTTATGAAATTTATGAAGAAATAAAACAAACAGATATTACAAAAATAAAAATAGAAAGACCACAGTCAGAATACTCTGATGCACCACCATGTATAGAACTTATGGCTATGAATAAAATACCAGAGGGTGGCAGAAACAATTCTATGTTTCACTTTGGTGTGTATGCAAAAAAGAAATGGCCAGCAGAATGGAAAAGTAAAATGACATTGTTTAATGCAACAGCATCAACAACACCATTGAGTGAGTCTGAAGTAGAAATAATTAAACGACAACATGATAAAAAAGAATGGGGATACAAATGTAATGATACACCTATGTGTAATCTGTGTGATAAAAAATTATGTAGAGAGAGAAAGTTTGGTATAGGTGAAGAGATAGTATTTCCTGCACTAACTGACTTACAAAAAATTAAATTAGAAAAACCATACTACTATCTTAATGTAGATGGTGAAAGACTACACTTGGAGAATGTAAAATTTTTAAAACAACAAAGTTTATTCCAAGAAGCATGTATGGAACAGTTAGATTTTAAACCACCAACAGTAAAACCTAAAGACTGGGACATGATAATAAACCCATTGATGAAGAACCACGAACCAAT